GTTCCTAATAAGACACAAACAGGTCGTTCTACTCAGTTTACTGTAAAAAGAAATAGAGATAATCCTACAATATTTCTTTGGCCTATTCCTGAAAATTCAACTGATATATTAAGTATTGAAGGTATTAGAGAACTGGAAGATGTAAATAAGTCTGCCTCTCAAAATGCAGATATGCCCAAGAGATTCCTTCCACCTCTTACATGTGGTCTTTCCTATTATCTTTCCATGAAAACTCCCGGTACTGAGATGGACCGAATTGGAATGTTAAAGTCTAATTATGAAGCATTATTACAGACAGCTTTGGAAGAAGACAGAGAAAGAGCAAATCTGTTTCTTAAACCCAAATTAGGGTATATTTAATGGCTAGTAATAAAAATGCTCTGGCTATGTGTGATACGTGTGGATTTGTTTATCCACATAGAGTAATGAAATTGAATAGTTATGGGATGTTGGTATGCCCACAGGATTTTGAGGGTCAGTATGATCTGAAGAATAGTCCTTTAAATAAAGTACCTGATGTTAGAGATGATCCAACGATACGTAACCCTCGTCCTGATACTGGTGGTAGATCTATAGATTGGGAAGCTGCCAGTAATAATTGGGATGCAGAAGATAGATGGTGGCAAACGATATGAGCACAACATTAACAGGTAAACAAATATCAAATAGTTATAAGCAACTCATTAAAATGGGTGTTAGCACCAATACAGGTGTAACTGGTGATCTTACACGGGTTCAGACCGGAGATGGTACTAACATAGCATTAAAGATTGCAACGGGTGCTGTTCAAGCTACAGGTACTTTTGGTGTGGTTGGAAATGCCTCTGTATCTGGTAATGTACAAATTACTGGTACTGTAACAATATCTGGTGCTAATGTTGCAGCTCCAAATGCCAAGGTATGTGCAAGTGCATTTTATGGAGATGGCTCAAATATTTCAGGAGTAACTGCTGAAGTAGGAGGAAATGTTTGTGTAGGTAATATTTCTATAGTTGGTAATGCATATGTAAGTGGTACTTCACAATTTGTAAGTAAAGTGGATTTTGATGATGACGTTTGTATATCAGGAAATTCAATACTCGTGGGTAATCTCACCGTAGGTGGTACTACTACTATAGCAGGGGCTGTAAGTCTTGCAAGTACACTGGATGTGGCTGGTAATGCATCTGTAGGTGGAACATTAAAAGGAACAGGTGCAGCTACTTTTGCCAGTACCGTAACAGTTTCAGGTAACAGTACATTTAAAACAAATGTATCTGTAAGTGGTAATGTTAATATAGGTGGTACAACTACCATAGGTGGGGCAACAAGTATAGCAGGTGCTCTTAGTGTAGGTGGTGCTACAAACTTACTAAGTACATTAACCGTAGCTGGTAAAGCTGAGTTTGATGGAGATGTTTGTGTATCGGGAAATTCAATAGTTGTAGGTAATCTCACCGTAGGTGGAACAACTACTATTGGTGGTACAGTAACAATGGCAGATTCTCTTGGTGTAGGAGGAGCCTTGTCTGTAGTTGGAAATGTATCTATGGGTGGTAATCTTAATGTTGAAGGAACCGTTACAATAGTTGGTACAGGAATACAGGCAGCAAATGCAAGAGTATGTGCTTCTGCTTTCTATGGAGATGGAACAAATCTTACCAATGTTCCACAAACAGGAAATGTTTCCGTTTCAACTTTACGTGTTTCTGGTAATGTTACTATTGGTGGTATTCTTAGTGTAGCAGGAGCTGTTAATTTTCTGAGTACGGCCACTGTATCTGGAGCTTCAGGTTTTCTTAGTTCTGTACGAGTATCAGGAGCAACAAGTCTAGCCACTACTTTGGATGTGGCAGGAAATGTATCTCTTGGTGGAACACTGGCACAAACAGGTATAGCTACTTTTGCTGCCAAGGCTGAATTTGATTCTGATGTATGTGTAAGTGGAAATACAGTCTTAGTTGGTAATCTAGCTGTAGGTGGTACTACAACAATTACAGGAGCAGTTAGTCTTGCCAGTACATTATCTGTTGGAGGAGCTGCAAACTTTGCCAGTACCGTAACTATAGCAGGTAAAGCAGAATTTGATGATGATGTTTGTGTAAGTGGTAATACAGTCTTAGTAGGTAACTTGACTGTTGGAGGTACAACGACCATAGCAGGTGCTGTTAGTCTTGCCAGTACATTAAGTGTAGGTGGAGCAGCACACTTTGCAAGTACCGTAACGATTGCAGGTAATACAACTCTAACAGGTACATTAGGTGTTGGAGGTATAGCAACCTTTGCTGCAAAGGCAGAGTTTGATGATGCCGTATGTGTATCAGGAAATACAGTTCTTGTAGGTAATTTAGCAGTTGGAGGTACAACTACCATAGGAGGTGCCGTAAGTTTAGCAAGTACATTAAGTGTTGGTGGTGCAGCTAATTTTGCCAGTACTGTAACAATAGCAGGTGCTAATGTACAAGCTGCAAATGCAAAGGTTTGTGCCAGTGCCTTTTATGGTGATGGTTCTAATCTTACTAATGTTCCTGCTGCTATTGAAGGAAATATATCAGTTAATAATGCAACAATAGGTGGTACTCTTTTTGTAGGTGGTACAGTTACTATAGTTGGGAATACTACTCTTACTGCTAATCTAGCTGTTGGTGGAACTGCAATAGTTGTAGGTAAAGCTGAATTTGATGACGATGTTTGTGTAAGTGGTAATACAATACTTGTAGGTAATCTTACTGTAGGTGGAACGACTACCATAGGAGGAGCAGTTAGTCTTGCAGGTGCTCTTAGTGTAGGTGGTGCCACAAACTTATTGAGTACATTAACTGTAGTAGGTAAATCAGAATTTGATGATGACGTATGTGTAAGTGGTAATTCAATACTTGTAGGGAATTTAACCGTAGGTGGTACAACTACCATAGGTGGAGCAGTCAGTCTTGCAAGTACATTAAGTGTAGGTGGTATATCTACCTTTGCTGCTAAAGTTGAATTTGATGATGATGTTTGTGTATCAGGAAATACAGTACTTGTAGGAAACTTAGCAGTAGGTGGTACTACTACTATAGGTGGTGCAGTTAGTTTAGCAAGTACATTAAGTGTTGGTGGTGCTGCACATTTTGCAAGCACTGTAACTATAGCTGGTAATACAACTATTACAGGTAATTTAGGAGTTGGAGGAACAGCCACTGTAGTTGGTAAAGCTGAGTTTGATGATGATGTATGTGTATCAGGAAATTCTATACTTGTAGGTAATTTAACTGTAGGTGGTACTACGACAATTGGTGGTGCAGTTAGTATAGCTGGTGCTCTTAGTGTTGGTGGTGTAGCTAACTTTGGTGCCACTGTCTTGGCTAAAACAGATACGGATACATCAAATACAGGATCAATTACACTTGACTTTTCTGCCAACCAGAACTTTGTCCTGACATTTACAGGCAATGTCACTTTCGCAAACCCCTCCACAGAACAAGTCGGTCAATCTGGCATTATCGTATGTATTCAGGATACAAATGGATCACGTACACTTAGTCTAGGAACGGATTATGAAACTGCAGGAGCAGAGGGAATAACACTAAGCACCGGAGCAAATGATGTGGATATAATTCCATATTTTGTTCAATCGACTGGAAACATATTACTTGGTGCAGTACAGTTGGATTTCTCCTGATGCCTGTATTTGGAACACAGATGTTTGGGAGTGCTGCTGCGGCAACACCAGTTACTGCATCATTCGCAGGAGTTACTGGCAGTACATCTGAAACTACTGGTTATACATTTTCCGGTCATGCAATAGGCACTGCGGCCACTGGACGATTAATTGTAGTGGGTTATGGTAATACAGGAGGTGGTGGAGGCACAGCCGGTGCTAGTTCGGTAACTATTGCTGGAGTAACAGCAACTAAAATTATTGAAGTAACCGCTGCTGACAACACTACTACAGGAATTTGGACAGCACCAGTAGACTCTGGAACAACAGGTGACATCGTACTAAGTTTTTCTCGTACCACCAATGGTCTTAATATTGGTGTCTGGGCTATATATGATGCTAATACTACGGTTGATGATACAGGAAGTGATGCAGACGATGGCGGAACAAGCTACTCGACCACACTGGACATCCCAGCCAATGGAGTTGGCATTGCCTGTTCTGTCGATATTAAAAGTAGTTCTGCTACGACACATACTTGGGCAGGACTGACTGAGGATTACGATCTTAATTATAAACAAACCCAAGCGGGATCAGGAGCACATAAAACATTTGAGACCGCTCAATCAGGTTTAACAGTATCATCTACTCCTGCTGTAACAACATTCCAAGGATCAATGGTTTGTGCCTCTTGGGGTCCACCTTAAAGGAAAAATTATGTTATTTAAAGTATATGGTCAAATTATCCAAACTGGTTGCTCATGGATTGATGGAGATGGAACAACTCATCCAAGCAACTGGGAAATTTGGACTCCAGAATATAAAGCGTCAATGGGCATTACTGAGTTCACACCAGATCCTCAACCAGATAGTCGGTTTTATACTTGGTCACAGAATGAAGATCTAAGTTATAACCAAACAGAAAAATCTCTTACGGATACAAGCAGAGATGATGGAACCACAGAAGACGGGCTTAAAACTGTTTGGATTAAGGAATCTAAAGCTACTGCGAATATTCTTTTACAATTAACTGATTGGCAAGTAATCGCTAAAGCAGAACGGGATCGTACTATCGATGAAACTGTAGTAACTTATCGGGCAGCAGTATTAACTTCTTGTGAGACAATTGAAGGAAAGATTAATGCATGTAATAATCTGGAGGAATTTAAATTATTATTTGATATTCCTACAGATTCGGATGGAAATGTAACAGGCAATTCTCCCATTCAAGATTGGCCGAGTGATTCTTTATGAGTTTATTACAAAATTTTATGATGGCTGGCGTTTCCAGAGCAGAGGTTACTTGTTCATTTGCAGGATCTACAGGCAGTACATCTGAAATTGATAGTTATACATTTTCTGACCACTCAATCGGTACAGCAGCCACTGGACGATTAGTTGTAGTAGGTATTGGTAATACAGGAGGTGGTGGAGGTACTGATGGTGCTAGTTCAGTAACTATTGCTGGAGAAACAGGAACTAAAATTGTTGAGGTAACTGCTGATGATCATACTCATTCAGCTATTTGGGCAGCAGTAGTGGACTCAGGGACAACAGGTGATATTGTAATTAATTATTCTCGTACTACTAACGGTACTATTATTGGTGTTTGGGCTGTGTATAATGCTACTACTACAGTTAGTGATACGAGTAGCGACACAGATAATAGTGGGGAAGAATATACGACTACATTAGATATCCCAGCCAGTGGAGTTGGTATTGCTTGTGCTATTGATATTAAAGCTAGTTCTGCCACAACACATACTTGGGCAGGATTAACTGAGCAATATGATTCTAATTTTAAACAGAACCAATCAGGTACAGGAGCACACAAAGTATTTTCAAGTACTCAAACAGATTTAACAATATCATGTACTCCTGCTGNAACAACATTCCAAGGATCTATGGTTACGGCTTCTTGGGGTCCATGATTAAGATAAGGAAATATAGTAAATGAGAATTTTATTAATTACTATTTTTTTGATTGTAAGTTTGGCTGTTGTATTTATATATACATCTAGTTCAAGTGCTCAAGAGAATGATGGAATAATAGGCCAAGAGGCAAATATTTTTCCACGTTTGTTTCAGAGGAATATGGCATGTTCTACAAGTGATTATGTATATAATGATTTGAAAGAAAGATTTCAAACAGTTAAGGTTTGGTGGGGAATAACTAAGAAAAATGATCTTGCAGAATTATTTTTAAATTT